CAGACAAGTTGCCGATGTTCCTACGCTTAACCAAAACACAACTGGTACTGCGGCAAATGTCACAGGTACTGTGGCGATTTTAAATGGCGGTACTGGACAGACAACAGCCTCTGCCGCGTTTAATGCTTTGTCGCCCATCACTACAACTGGTGACCTAATCATCGGAACTGGTGTTAACACTGCAAGCCGATTAGCAATTGGTCTAAACGGCTATCTTTTATCGTCTAACGGCACAACCGCTTCGTGGCAACCCGCCCCTGCTGGTGGTGTGACAACATTTAGTGCAGGAACTACGGGTTTGACGCCTTCAAGCGCAACTAGTGGTGCAATTACACTGGCTGGAACTTTGGCAGTCGCCAACGGCGGAACAGGTCTTACGGCTGGAACTAGCGGCGGAATACTTGCTTATACGGCAACAGGGACTCTAACGTCTTCGGCATTGTTGGCGGCAAATGCTTTAATGGTCGGTGGAGGCGCTGGGGTTGCTCCAAGCACCGTGACTACTGGAACAGGCGTTGTGGCGGCTCTGGGCGTCAATACAGGCACCGCAGGGGCATTCGTAGTCAATGGCGGCGCTCTGGGTACGCCAAGTGGTGGCACGCTGACGTTCGCCACGGGCCTGCCACTTACCACGGGCGTGACAGGCATTCTTCCCATAGCCAATGGCGGGACTGGCACAATCTACGGGGTTGCAGGCGGCACATTTTAAGAGGCACTCATGGCACAAACAAACTTTACACCCATATCGCTGTACCACAGCACAACTGCGGCGGCTATTCCAACTTCTGGCAATCTTGTTGCTGGCGAATTGGCACTTAATACGGTTGATGAGAAGCTGTACTTTAAGAACAGCGCAGGGACTGTCAAACTGCTGGCAAGTAATGCAGGCTCAGCGGCAACAGTTTCAAGCGTTGCTGTGTCTGGTGGTACAACAGGCTTGACTACCTCTGGTGGCCCGATTACAACCTCTGGCACGATTACATTGGCGGGCACACTGGCTGTTGCTAACGGCGGCACAAGCCTTGCCACCCTCACAGCCAACAACGTCATCTTGGGAAACGGCACATCAGCGCCAACTTTTGTGGCCCCAAGCACCAACGGCAACGTGTTGACTTCCAACGGCACGACTTGGACAAGTGCTGCTGCAAGTGCGCCAACAAGTTCAAGAGTTTTAGCAACCGTGTGGACTGGTCGCTCAACTCCCAACAATAAAAGTTATCGCGGAATAGCGTGGAATGGCAGGATATTTGCTGCTGTTGCAGACAGCGGCACGGGCAACCGGGTTATGACTAGCCCAGATGGAGTTACATGGACAGCGCGAACAACGCCTAGCGATAATAATTGGCAAGCTATTGCGTGGAATGGGACAGTATTTGCCGCTGTAAGTTCAAGCGGAACGGGTGATCGTGTAATGACTAGTTCTGATGGTGTTACATGGACATCTAGAACAAGTGCTGCTGACAATGATTGGAGAGCAATTGCTTGGAATGGCACTGTATTCGCCGCTGTATCAAACACTGGAACGGGCAACCGGGTTATGACAAGCCCTGACGGTACTACATGGACAATTAGAACAAGCACTGCCGATGTTTCTTGGAACGCTATTGCTTGGAGCAGCACTGTGTTTTGCGCTGTTGCTCAAGGCTCAACATCAATTATGACAAGCCCTGACGGTATTACTTGGACTGCTAGAACTGGAATTTCTAATGATAATTGGAACGGGATTGCATGGTCTGGAACTTTATTTGCTGCCGTAGCTCAAAACGGTTCTAGCAGAGTTCAAACTTCACCTGACGGGATTACATGGACTGGACGCACAGCAGCAGCAGCAATTGAATGGTACGCAATAGCGTGGAACGGAACTGTTTTTGCAGCCGTAGCAATCAGCGGAACTGGTAATCGGGTTATGACAAGTCCTGATGGAATAACTTGGACATCACAAACTAGTGCTACTGATGGCACTTGGAGAGCAATTGCGTGGAGCAGCACCGTATTTGCCGCTGTAGCCCAAGAAACCGCCTTTAGTGATTTTGTTCAGTGTATGACTACAATTTAAAGGGACGATATGACAGACTTAACCCAATGGCCTCACAATGGTTCGCCACCACCGGCAAACCCAATTGAATATACGGCGGCTCAACAAAATGACCGCAAGGCAGCAGAGGTTCGTGCTGAACGCAACATCAAATTGTCTAACTCGGATTGGACGCAAATTACTGACGCCACCGCTGACAAGACTGCATGGGCTGTTTACCGAATGACGTTGCGAGACATCACCGAACAGGCGGGATTCCCTTGGACAGTCACTTGGCCTGACGCGCCATGACCGATAAAATGATCAGCGAGACGGAGGCCAAGTTGGCAGTGCATGAAGCCATTTGCGCTGAAAGATACGCAAGCATTCAAAAGAGTTTTGAGGCTGGCTCTAAGCGCATGGCAAAGCTGGAGTACCTGCTCTACATCGTGATTGCGGCAGTATTGTTTGGCCCGGGAGTAGCTGCTGATCTCGTCAAGAAAGTATTAGGGCTGTGATGTGGATTTTTTTGACGTGCTTGCAAAAGCATGGCCCATCCTGCTGGCGATCATCACGCTGATCATCGTGCTGGCAAAACTCGACCTGCGGGTGGCGGTGTTGGAAAAAAAAATTAAAGCTCTGTTTGAGATGTGGAACAAGAAATGAAAGCCAAGCTCACTTTCTTCGTCACCTTGATGGTCAGCATGACACTGTGTATCGTTGTCTTAACAATGTCGAGTGTCATGTTGCTTGGACTGTTTGACGAGAAGGTGGACAACAACAAGATTTTTGAACTTGTTGGCCCTGCATTTCAAACCATTGTTGGTGGTTTCATTGGCCTGCTTGCTGGCGTCAAACTATCCCATGAGGACGAAAAGAAATGCTAACCCTACTCTCAACCCTGATCAGCTTCTTAGCTGGTGGCCTACCAAAGCTGCTTGGTTTCTTCCAAGACAGGGCTGACAAGAAGCATGAGATGGCGATGGCCCAGTTGCAGATTGAGCGTGAGCTTGAGCTACGCAAGGCTGGCTTTGAGGCCGCGCAACGGGTGGAGGAGATCAAGGTTGAGGGTCAGGCTATCGAAGCCGAGGCATCAGAACGGGCTGCGCTGTACGCACACGATATTGCCATTGGGCAAGGTGCATCACAGTGGATGGTCAACCTACGCTCTGGTGTGCGCCCGATACTGACTTATGGCTTCTTCCTGTTGTTTGCGTTTGTTGAAGTTGGCGGTTTTGTGTACGCTTGGCAGCGTGACATTGCCTTTGATGTGCTGATTGCCAAGTTGTGGGACGCCGACACCCAGATTATCTTTGCGTCAATCATCAGCTTTCATTTCGGTGGACGGGCGTTTAAAGGTGGCAAGGATTGAAAGTCTCCGACCGTTGCAAGGAGATGATCAAGCACCACGAGGGAGTGCGGTACAAGCCGTACCGCTGCCCAGCAAGGCTTTGGACTGTAGGAGTTGGACATGTTCTTTACCCCGTTCAAGGACGTTTACCACTGGATCAAAGAGACGCTTACCCACTTGCGCCAGAAGATAACCGCACGTTTTCAAAGGATGAGGTAGATGGAACCCTTAGTGCTGATCTCATCCGATTTGAAGTTGGGGTCGCCCGACTTTTTCATATGGTGCTTACCCAAGGTCAAAATGATGCTCTTGTCAGCTTTGCTTTTAATCTGGGTTTGGGGGGCGTACAGCGAAGCACCCTCCGTCAGAAGGTTCTTCGGGGCGAGACGCAAGAAGCGGCAGATGAGTTCTTGAAATTTGTAAGGGGTGGGGGTAAAATCCTACCGGGGCTAGTCAAGCGCCGCAATGACGAACGTGCCCTGTTCCTGTCTTAAAAACGCAACGTCGGATAACGGAGAACAAAATGACAGTCGCAGCCGTAATGACGTATGACAGTTTGGTCAACGACATCCAGACCTATCTAGAGCGCACAGACCAGCAGACGCTAGACAAAATTCCGCAGTTCATCATGCTGGCAGAGCAGATTATTGCGGCTGAGATCAAATTCCTTGGCAACCTGACTGTGGCCACAAGCAACATGGTTGCGTCCGATAACGTAATTCCCAAGCCTGCACGCTGGCGCAAGACTGTTTCAATGAACGTCACCGTGGCAGGCAAGCGCCAGCCTGTGCTGCTCCGCACCTACGAGTACATCCGCGAGTATTGGCCAGAGGCGGCCAGCACTGACGTACCATTGTTTTTTTGCGACTACGACTACACGCACTGGCTGGTAGGGCCCACCCCTACACTCGCCTACTCCTACGAGGTGCTGTACTACGAGCGCTTGCAGCCCTTGGACTCATCAAACCAATCAAGCTGGTTCACCCAGTACGCACCACAGGCGCTGCTGTATGGCACTTTGCTGCAAGCCATGCCGTTCATCAAGAATGACGAGCGCATGCCTATGTGGCAGAGCAACTACGACAAAATCATTGAAGTCCTGAAGACGGAGAACGTCATTCGTGCCGTCGATCGTCAGGCGATTGTGAGGGATTCATGAGTTTCAATAGCCCGTTTAGCGGTCAGGTAATTCAACCGACCGACGTCTCATACCGCAGCATCACGCTTTCTGCTGATTCAACGCTTTCTTGGCCAATCAATGGGAGCGACACAGACAACGCGGCCGCCCGGGTCATGGACGTCACGTCGCTGTCAAGCGGCTTGGTGTTGGCGGGCGTTCTTGTCGCAGGCACGGCAGGCCAGTGCTCTTGCACCACCACCCCTAGCCTTTTTAATGGCCAAGCCGTTGTTGTCACTGGGACTCTAACCGGCACGGCGACAGGCATTGTCACTGGCAACACCTACTACATCATTCTCACCAACGGCACGACTACCTTTACGCTGTCGGCTACTTCAGGCGGCACGGCGGTGGCCACCACGGCCGGCACGACGACCGGCTTGACCTTCACGCTTGACTCGTTCACCTTGGACATGCCGCCTGCAAATCAGGCGTCTGTTGGCATTGACGCCTTGTTCCGCAATGTTGGCTCCTACAGTTTTGAGGTCAGGACTTACGCAGGCGGCTCAATCGTCACGATCGCCCCCGGTGAGGCCAAGTACATTTACCTGACGACCAACGCCACCACGGCGGGCACATGGGGCCTCATAGCCTTTGGCGTAGGTACATCCAATGTTGATGCAGCCACCCTTGCTGGATTTGGCCTCAAGGCCATCTCCAACACCTTGAACGCAGCCATTGAGGTCAACACCTTTGCGTCCAACTACACCGCGCTGGCCGCAGACCGTGCATCAACCTATGTCTGGACCGGCGGTGCTGGCACCTTAACGCTGACGTCGGCCGTCACACTGAGCAACGACTGGTACATGATGGTCCGCAACGGCGGGACTGGCACGCTGACCATTTCGCCATCTGGCGGTGACCTGATCAATGGCGCTGCAAATATTTCATTGCAGCCTGCCGATTCTTGTGTGCTTTGCTGCTCCGGCTCTGCCTTCTTTACCGTTGGCTTGGGCCGTAGCACCCAGTTCAACTTCACCCAGCTTACCAAGGCTGTGGTGTCTGGCAGCTACACCCTGACCGCCGCCGAGGCTGCCAATGTAATTCAAAAGTACACCGGCACCTTGTCAGGCAACGTGACTGTGGTTCTGCCTCAGACCGTTCAGGTGTACTACATCACGAATCAGACCAATGGTGGCGGCCCCGGCTATCAGATTACCTTTACTACGAGCGGTAGCGGGGCTACGGCAACCGTTCCCGCCAGCCAACAGGTAATTTTGCTGTGCGACTCGGTCAACTTGCTCAACGCCTCAACGATTGCTGCTGGTGCGTCGAGCGTGTCTTTGCTGGACGGCACGGTGGGAGCTCCATCGTTGAACTTTGCAACCGAGACGTCAACGGGCATTTACCGTCCCGGCTCTGGTGAGTTTGGCATTGCAATTTTGGGCGTCAAACGGTTTGGGCTGACCGCCACTGGGCTAAACATACCGGGCACTGGCAACTTTACTGGGGGTGTCCT